TTCTGTGCGTAGCGCATTGTAAAGTTGAACTTACCGCCAGTAGGAGCCGCAACACTTGTACCAGTAATGGACAATGTGAACACAACTTGTGAGAAGAAACTAGGCTGTGTACCAACTTGGGGATTTTGAATATCCGAAGTTGTGGCAGTCATGTTCAACAAGTTTGTGCCAGTAAAGGTGATGGTTTGACGACCAGCAGTACCCACTGTGGTTGTGCCAAGAGCGGCAGTAGCGTAAACAGGTGTTCCGCCACCAGCAGTGTAGTTGTTAGAAACAAACACGCTTACATTGCTCAATGTTGCGCCGCCCTCGCCAGTAATGGCAGCGATGTAATCAATATCAAAAGTGATGATTTGGCTATTGATGGGCACATACATTACCACGCCGCGATACACTTGTGTAGAAGTATCAGCAGGTAAAGTCTGTACGGTTGGGCCATTAATACTAAAAGTAGAACTGGGGGTGTACACAACACCGTTCAAATTGGGGATGGTATTGGAAGAAACAAACTGTCCTGAACCACCGCTGTAGCCAGCAGTACCAAGAGTTGTGTTTGATAAATCAATATAACAGTCTTGCTCTAAAACTGTATATCCAATATCACGAAGGGGGCCAAAACGCTGGTCACCAGATATGATTGGCCCTTCAAAAGTACTACGTCCCATGATAATTCCTTATGCAAAAGTCTCTTGTTAATCGTTGCATCGTGACCTCTGGGCAGGCTGGCAACAAGAGAAAAAATCCCAGACACCTGCAATATACACTATTCCTTGGGTGTGTCAAGAAGTTTGTTATATTTTTTTAAATTCTCTTCTTGAGTAATAACTTCTAAATTCCAAGGCACATGTAGGCCACAAATATTATCACCGTGCAAAGGAATAATATGGTCTACGGCGTGTCTTATGTTTGTGGATCTACTCAACTCTATTGCCAGTCTGTACTTTAGCCTTATTTCCATCTTATCTTCAGCTGTTAACCATTTTGGTGTTGCATCCCTAAACCTGCGTCTTCTAAGACTGGTTAACTCTTTGTACATATCGGGATTATTTAACTTGTGCTTTTTTTTATATCTTCTTTTATCTTCATCTGTTCTAGCTTGAGCTTTAGCAATTACAAGGCTTTTGTTTTTCTCATAATATGTTTGTTTTGATTTTTGTCCTGCCTCTGATTTATTGTAGTTTTTAAAGTATTCAGCCCTAGTCACTTTGGTTTTTTCATTCTCAATTTTTATACACTCAACACAAGTACCTTTGGTTTTACGCAAAGCTATATGTCCGTGTTTGCAAGGTTGTCCAGTGAAATAATACTTACTGCCGGTTTTCTTTGCTTCTTCTCTTGTGGTTGGGTATTCCATGTGTACTCCTTAGTTTTGACACAGAAATTATAACACAAAAGAAAGGGGCCGAAGCCCCGATCTTAATTAATCATTTTAAGATTAATATGAGCCGTAAATTCCGAGTGGATCACTCCATCCGAAAGAATAACGTTCACGAGACTTGTAACGTACGTTACCCGTATCAAAATCGCCATCCATTGAATTCTGGAGAGGTGTACGCTCAAAGTGCTTCAAGCCATTTGGAATGTCAGTGGTCAAGAACCATGCATTAGGCGCGGTCAAGAAGTGGTTAACGGTGTAGCCTTCTGGGACTGAACCGTTGTTCTTGATAGCGTTAATGTCATTGTTGTTTGTACCAACGCGCAATTCTGTTTCGAGCAAACGGGTTGCAACGAACATCAGTGCTGGAGGAACAATCAACTTCTTGGGACGTGCAGCGATCAAAAGACCACGCTCGTCTGTCCAAGCTGCGATCTGAATGACGGCGTTCTCAAGAGAAGTCTCGTTCAAGTCAGCAGGAGTGGAAGGCGTATTGGCATTGGTACCGCCATTGACCAAGGGGTGAGCTGTGTTCAACAAAGACACGCCGTCGCCACCAGTGAAGGTTGCGTTGAAAGCGTTGTTCAAAATTGAAGCAGCTTTAACTTGCTTGGTATAAGCCATAGCGCGAGCCAAGCCTTTGGTGTAGCGAGCAGACAAGCTGTCGTACAAATTATCCTCAATAGCCTCTTCGGTGATTGAGAATCCAAGGGCGATAGTCTCGTGGTTATAGCGAGCTGTGAATGCCTCTTGTGCATTGTCATAGCTGAGTGCTGTACCCTCGGGCTTAACTGGAGCAGCGGAAAAACCAGATAGTTTGGTCTCTTCTTCAAAGCTACGCTCTGATTTCTCAGTTTCGTAGATCTCTTTATGCTCTTCGCCGTAACGTGCGTACTCAAGACCAAACAATGCGTTCAATCCGGGGAGCAGCTCTTTAAGTAGTTGTGCGCGTGAAATAGCCATTTATGTGCTCCTTAATTAAACGCCAGTGCCATTAGTCATGCCTTGGAAGCCTTGGTTCCAAACCACAAGCGCCTCGGGCCAACCAACGAAAGTTACTGATGAGCCAGATGCCAAAGTAACGGCACTGTTCACAGTCACGGAAGTACCGCTTACAGTCACTACATAAATGTAGTTACCTTGGGCAGAGCCTGTACCTGTGGGGCAAATCAACTGCATACCGGGCTGAATGGCTGTGTTAGCAGCAGTCAGGGTAACAGTGGTACTTGAACCAGAAGTAGAAGCAGTGGCGGAAACGCTAACGGCTGTATCGTTAACAACGCCAACAACGCGGAAGGGCAATCCTGAAGTAACACGAGTGTTACCAGAAGTACCAGAGCTAACCACGCCACCAGAAATAGCCATCGCTGAATCACCAGTTGTGGTATTGCCTGTACCGCCAGTGATAGCGTATACGTTGGTACCAATAAAGGTGGGGTTGATGTAGCCAATTGTGGAAGCAGTGTTAGACAAGGAAGTACCTTGCGAAACAACAGCAGCTTTGAACACGGTACGGGGATCATCAATCACATAACCAACTGCGTAGTTAGAAGATGTGCTTGCTGGCCAGTATTGACCGCGAACGATTTGGCTAGAAGAGTTTGTGTACTCAGCGCCAACGAAGATACCCAAGGTACCAGCTACAGCAGTTCCGGGGCTGGAAGCCGCAGACATGGTAGTGGTAACAATAGTACCGCCAGAGAGTTGAACAATGTCACCATTGAACAACGATGTACCATAAGCAGTAGCAATGGGGTACATGCGAGTTGACCCTGCATAGGGCAAACCGCCGAACTCACTGACCGCTTTAAACCCGTATGGAGCGGGAATAATTGGATAAGCCATTTAAGGACTCCTGATTAAGTTTACTTGGAACCTGCACCAAATCCAGCTCCGCGTGTGGTTGTAGACTGTCTGTCCGCAAACTTACGCATCCTTGGATCATTGTCTTTCATGAAGCTGTTGTCAACCGATTCCATTTGCTCTGATGCTTGCTTGGCGTAATACTCATCGTAAGCGCGAATGTTCTCAATACTGTTTTTGCACAGAATCAAGCCACCAATCTCCACGTTACCCTGCTCATTACCGTCAATCATCAATTCAGGATGATCGGCTGCCTTGACTGGTTCCCACCCATCACGTCTCATGCGGGACATGCGAGTATGGTCTGCCTTGCCCAGTATGTGCGTCAGAATGTATCTGTAGCCATACCCGGGTTCGGGAGTAGGATCCGGCAAGTCGCTCGTGGGTTTGTACACCACACGGGCAGTTTTTTCGCGTGTCGTTAAGTCACGGTTAATTTTTGTATCAGCCATTTTGGTTCTCCAATTTTTGAACTTCTGCGTAATATTTTTTGGGATCTAAATTAAATCGCTTGACTAACGCCGCCTGTGTGGGGGTCAGTTGGACTTTTCTAACTCCCGTCGAACGTGACGCAGGAGCAACAACGGAAGAAGGTTTTTTGGCCTCAGTTGTTCTTTTTTGTTCTGGTTCACCAAATACTTCTGGGAACTTAGAACGAACGCGAGCATCAATCTGCTCGTAGTAGTCATCAGAGCGGGGGTCAGTGCCTCCGTTAACTAGTTTTTGGTGCAGCCCTAGTGCGTAGCTGGTAACTTCCTCAAACCCCTGTGAACCAAACCACTGGTTTTTTGCCTGCCAGCGCAGGGACTTTTCGTCTGGTTGAACAGTTTGAGTTTGTCTAGGTTGAGTTTGTACAGGAATTTCTTGTTCTTGTAAAGGGGTTGCTCGATAATTTTTTACTTTTTCGAGATTCCACTTAGCTTCTGTCAGTGCTTCTTGCGCTGCAATGATAGCGTCTGTGTCAAACGCCTCTTGAGCCTCTTTATACTGACGTCTAGCCATCGCAAGGTCTGCCTCCGCTTTCTCCTTGGAAGAGGAGATGAACGCTTCCTGACCGACGTTAACGCTCTTTTTAAGACTTTTATTTTCTTCAATCAGTTGTTGGGCCAGACGTTCATACTCTTGACGTTCACGCAGAGCAGCTTCTGCACGCCGACGTTCGTCGTGGCGGGCATGTGTTAATTCTTTAATGCGCTCTTGCACATTCTTGGAATACGAGTTGATCTCTTCGTCTGAAGGATCTTCAACTTCGCGGTTGAGTGGTACACGACCTTTATCCTTTTCAGGCGTGTCGTCTACGATCTCAATTTCAATTTCTTCTTCTGGTTCCGCTGCGGGAGGTGGAGCAGTATCTTCAACCTCATCGGGGAACTTGTACGATTCATTAGCCATTTATCACTCCTTATGCGCGGGTAATTCCACGGGGGTCTTGCACAACAGCGTCTATTTGATCGTCATTCAAAAGACGGAACTCTTTACCAAAGATTTTGAATCGGGTACCAGAATAGGTACGAACCAAAACAAAATCACCGGGTTTACACCAAGGGCCACTGGGGAACTTGGTCTTGTCGGCGTATGCTTCTGGCCCAACTTTTAGCACAAACAGCACAGTGGTTGCGTGTTGTTCGCGCTCAGCAAATTGAGAAGGGCGTACGAGATCCAGATCGGTACCTTCAATCTTGTCAGAAATATCAGGCAGTCCGCACAGGATATGGAACCCTGTTGGATCAGGGAGCATGGTTGCCTTTTCTTCCGCAGGAGCTTCCTCGGGAGGAGCACTCACAGGGTCAATGCGCGGCACATCAATGCCGGGAGGCAAAATTAAATCACTCATCGTTCTCAACTTTCTCAAGCAGGTCAAGTAAATAACGCTCTGCAATGGCGAGACCCGAGATCACCCCACAGAGTTTTTGGTATTCTTCAAAAGTGCGGCACGTCCCACCCGCCATGTCATCGGCGTAGTTGTTCATGTCGGTACGTATTTTTTCGCGCAATACGCGTGCGAAGTCTTGAATCATTCTTTAGGTTGCTCCGGCGGGGTTTCATCCCGTTTAAATTGTTGAATATGTTGGAGCATGGCTTGACGTTTCTGCATGTCCAACTCCGCTTTATGCTTGGCAGCTTCTATGCCAAGTTTGGCACCCGCTTGTTGCTCTTGCGACTCAGCTTGGTGATTTCTGGCTCTGATGTCTACGCCAACTTTCATAGCGTTTAACTTCATATCGCCTGCAATACGTTCTTTGTCCAGCGCCAGCTTGGCCGCTGCGATCGCCATCTCGCCTTCTTGCTTCTGGCCTTTGAGCTGCACTTCTTGTTGGCGAATGGCCAACTCTTGTTGCTGCATCTGGATGACGGGGTCTTGTGCTTGTTGCTGGGCTTGCTGTTGTGCAGCCGCTGCTTGAGACTGTTGCAACACACGGTTGGCCGCTTGAGCCATCATGCCAGAGAGCGCCATCTCCACTTGTGGCGAAAGCTTCTCGTCCTCGGGAGGCAAAGGCATGCCCAGTTGCTGCTCCACTTGTTGACGGTACATATACCCAACGTGCTCAGCCATGTGTGCTTGAAGTGCAGCCATGATGGTCTGCGCTTGTGGGTTCTGCCCAATGATGGCTGCCACTGCGGGATCCTGCATCATGGACTGATGCACTTGGATGTGTGCCTGATGGTTCTGGTACATGAATGCTTTTAGGGGTTTACCCTTAAGCGCAGCTTGGTTCTCTGATATTGGGTCTGTGGGTTTCTGGTCGTCAGGTAGAGGCACCAGCTTCTCAGCGTTCTTGATCCCCAACACATCGAGCATTGACCTGTGGAGCACGGGCATGTCATAGATCTGAGGCGCTTGCTGCGCCATCTGCATCACCGCCTGATACTGCACAACACGTTGTGAAAGAGTTGCAGCGTTCGGATCTGACACGGGAATAATGTCAACTTTGTCATAGTCCGATTGCTTGGACTTCTTGCCACCGTACTCAGGATCGTAGGTGTAATCTGGATCAGTGTAATCACGGATCAGATGCTTTAGAAGTTTTAGCTCTTGCTTGAGTGCAAAATGAACCCGCGCTTGTACGGCGGTAAGTACTTTGAGTTGCCTTTCAAGGAGAGCTAAAGTGGTACCAACGGGTGCTTGCGCGTTCATGTCAGACACTTGCATGTCTGCGGTTGCAGCGAACCGTCTGCCCTCATCAACGATCTGTCCAAGCAATTGGAACAAGACGTTGCTGGGTTCTTTGTAAGGTAGCGGTAAGATCGAGTCTCTTATGTTTCCTGAGGCGACATCGACATCCCTAAATTCCCCCGGAGCAATAGGTGTGTCATCACCTTTAATACGTAGTCCTCTGGACTTGAGGCCCCCCGGTAAATTGGAGAGAGTTCCTGCATCAACGAGTTGTCGCATGATACTCGTGGCCGACTTCGCAAATCCCCCGATAAGATGGAATAAACCAAACCCATAGGCACCGAAGCCGGGGATGTACTGGTAGTGGACAAAGTGCTGCCGTTTGAGTCTGAGTTTGTCATCTTCTTTCCAATTCCTTCTGATTGAGAGAATCGTATGTGTGTCCTTGATCAAGGTCACAACGTAAGGATGTGCAATGCCAGTCTCTTGTCCGTCTTCATCAACGTCTTGGAACCCATCCAAGTCAAGGTCAACGTGGCACTCATACAGCGTGTAGCGGTCGTCGTTCAGATCACTGAACCCAGTTTCTTTATCTTTGGCTTGCTTGATGTCATCGCGTTCGCGCCGTGGCTCGGGCAACTCGCAATCTATATAAAACCCAGCAGCTTGTAGTTTCAATATGTCATTCTTTGTCTTACGCATGACGTGCGTGATGCGATAACAAGTGTCCATGTCTGTCGCACCATAGGGCAGAATGATATCTTCTGCTGGCACAAACATACTGACCTGACGTCCCAAGTTGGGATCGTAATAAACTTTCTTAAACGCTGAGCCTGTGGCTGGCAAACTCCAGAGCATACGCTCGTGCTCTGGGCGGAACTCGTGCATGACTTCTGTCAGCTCATAGTTCATATCTGCCTGCACATTGATGGATATCTCTCGCGTCTCAGGCGTCTCTTTACCAATGATCTTACTGAGTACGGGGCCTTGGGCTGGGAATGTCTCTGTGATCATCTCGGCTTGGAACCGAACCACAGCTTCTGTGATCATGGGGTGGAACACACCACAAGCGCCATCCCAAGGTTCTGTGCGCTCCTCCATGTGGAGCCCCAACAGTTTTAAGCCCTCGGTGTACGCTTTCTCCCATTCTTTACGGGAGCCTTTGTCTTGCTCAATGTCATACGACAGATCCCCCGCCAGTGTGGACAAAGCGGAGTCCGGAATCTCTTCAGCCAAGTTATTATCAAACCCTGTGTCTTCCTCATCCTTCCCCATGTGGATCGTCAGAGGCCCTGCTTTTACATTGACTTCTTCGGGGTCAACGATCTCAATCTCTACTGGCTCGTTGTCTTCTGCGTTATCCTCCATACTCTGAGGCGCTTGGTACAACGCTTTGTCAAAATTACTGGTTGCCATGGTAATCCTTAATAATAAGCTGCACGTCTACGGTAGTGGAAGTTATCTTCCTTCTCATCCGAGTCTAATCTAATAAAGCCGCCTTTTCTATAGCGCAGCAATGCTTGTGACGTTGTGTCCACAAAGTCGTCGTGCTCC